GTCGCAGAGTCCCCACCTTCCAAATGTTGGGTACCCCACCCCGTGCCAGCAGGCGCAACGCCATTGACAAACGACTCAGGGTGTGCGCCGACGCGAGGCACACGACGACGCGGACCGCTCGTTGCCACACCCAGACCCGCTCTCATCAGTGCAACCATCCCGCGACGTGCTGGAAGACGACCGCCTGGCTACCCATGCGACCGTCCCACCAGCAGACGAAGCGGATGACGAGGTTCACCCTACGGCGCCGACACACCACGGAGGCTATTGGCCTTGCCCTTGATGTCGTCGTACGTCGCCATCGACAGGCGTGCGATGCCGTACCAGGCGAGGAACGCGCCGAAGCCCGTCACCGCTGACACCGTGACCGCTGTCGCGGCATAGGCGAACACGACCAGGACGGCAGACAGGACGAACGCGAAGAGGCGTTCCTTCCCTGCCACGAACGACCCGAGGTTGCCGAGCAACGACACGAGCCCCGTGACCAATGCGGCGGCGGGAGCAACCCCGGCTGCCGTGAGGATGAGCGCCAGCGTCAGCGCATTCGGATCGATTTCGGTTGGCATGTCGTCTCCCTACTGGCCGTTGTAATAGGCGGTGTACGGGTCGGTGTTCGGGTCCGTCGGGACCCAGTTGCCCTCGGTCGGCTGGCCGTGCTCGTCGAGCCCGACCGGGAGCTCGTCGTAGTACCGCTCGCGCAGCGAGTAGTCCACGGCGGGGTTGTCGCCCACCTGACCGAAGAACCCGAGCAGCGCCAAGATACGAACCGCGTCCGGGGTGGAGCCCGCAAGGACTGCGCCTTGGTCGTAGGTCAGGGTCTCAGGGTGGAGCGGATCGTTGGCCTTGCCCTCGACGCCGGACGCGGCGAGAAGCTGGGCGTAGGCCACGGCCCTGATCGGGCTCAGGTCCAGCTCGTCTTCCTCGACCTCGGGCGCTTCCACGAGCGGGGCGATAGCGCGACTGGTGAACTCCTGCGCCTTGAGCAGATGCCCGAGAGCCACGTCGGGCTGCTTCTTGATCGTGTTGCCCGCATAGCGCAAGCGGGTCGCTGCGGCGGCGATGAGGTCTGCCATTGCGTTTCCTCCTAGAGCGAGCGGGTCGGGATCAGGGCGTACGGCACCCGGCCGAGCACATTGCGGTAGCTGTCGTAGACCGCCCGGAACTGCGGGTCCGACATGATGTCGTAGGGCGGCTTCTCCGGGCGGGCCGCCGAGCCGTGGTTGGGCTCCCATGCGAAGCATTCGGGGAGCGGGTTGGGATGGCCGGGCACCTGGTCGGTTCCCAGCAGGACGCCGAAGTGCGCGTCTCGCGGTGCGGTGAAGCCGACGAGTTGCGTCCGGCCTCCCTTGGCGAGCGGTGAGGCGAAGCCGTTCGGCCTGCCGTCCGCGACACGTCCGCCGTAGCGGTAGCCCTGCCACTCGGGCCAGTAGGAGTAGCTGTGGCCGAACCCTACCGGGGCCTTGCGCGAGGCCGCGATGACCTGCGAGGCCGACCAGTTGAACCGGACCTCGTACGGGATGCGGACGTGCCGGCAGAACGCCTGTACCTCGGTCGGGTAGAGGCCCCGGCGCTGGTTGCGTAGGGTCTGGTTCGGGTAGCCGACCATCCGCGAGATGGCGTCCTGCGAGTAGTATTTGCCCGTCCAGAGCATCGCCAGGAACTGGAGCACGGCGTGAGTACAGCCCGTCGCACCGTTGGCGGTGTAAGCGTCGTCGGTCTGGCCGAACTGTTGGTGAGGGCGCGCTTCGCGTAGGTCCATCGCCCGCTGGAGGATGGGCGACCTAGGCATCCGCCGGCACCTCGTCGTTGGCGGCGGCTTCCTCGTCCCACGCCTTGCCAGCGATGCGCAGGCACGTCTCGCAGGACTTCCCCGATGGCAGCGTGTCCGAGACGGGATCGATGACCAGCCGCCCGCAGAGCGCCTTCCAGGTGTTGAGGCCGCGGGTATGGAAGTCGATGACGTGCCACGAGAGTCCGGGGCGCTTCTGGGCGAACTGGCGGTCTGTCATGCCGTGATCCTCCCGAGCAGCGCGGTATCGAAGGCGTCGTGCGGCAAGGCGCCCGCGTTGGCCTTGGCGTAGCGCGCCGCAGCATCAGCCGACATCGCCGGGACCGCCGCCCAACCCGGCACCGCCTGCCCTCCGATGACGGCGCCGTGGGCCGGGCCGTCCACCGGATCGCCGACATTCTGGTTGTACGGGTTCGTGTCGTTGACCAGCGCCCCGGAGTGCGCCGTCAGGCCGTAGTCGCAGTCCACGCACACCCGGTTGACGACATCGGCGGTGATGTTGACGCGGGTTACGCCGCTGGTATTGGAATCGCCCCAGAAGCCGATCTTCGGGCAGCGGTACTCGAGACCCACGAAGGTCGGGCGGATGTGCGAGCCGCGATCGGTCTGGTAGTCGTTCAGCGAGCCGTAGTTGTGCCCGGACTGCCCGGGACCCCAGAGGCAGTCCTGGTAGGTGTAGTTCCAGCACGAGCGGGTCGAGCTCATGCCCTCGTCGGCCGCGTCCGAGGTGGACACGTTCACGGCGGCGTAGTCGTGGCAGGACCCGGCGAAGGTGATCCCGTCCGCGGACTGGCCGCCGGACCACTTGGAGCGCACCCGGACATTGACCAGCGCAAAGTGATGGCAGCCTTCGAACCAGAGCGTGCCGTTGGTCAGGGTGATGTCCGCCCCGCGGCCATCGATCAGGAAGTTGGCCCGGCCATCGAGGCGGCGCACCTTGCCCCCGAGGTCGATCGACAGCTTGAGCCCCAGCCCGAACCGGATGATCTTCGGAGCCGTGCTGATGGCCGCGAACGCCGCCAGGAACTCCGCGGTAGAGGTGACCACCGTCAACGCGGGCACGCTGCCCATGCCCTCGGACCACTTGGAGCCGAAGCCATGCACGACCGGGAGACTGGACGGTGGAGGCGGCTCTACTGGCGGCGGAGGCGGCGGATCAACGGGCGGCGGTGGCGGGTCTACCGGTGGCGGGGAAGGTGGAGGCGGCGGAGGCGGGTCAACGGGCGGCGGGTCGACCGGCGGCGTGGTGCCGTGCGAGTGCAGCGGGTTGGCGGCGTGCAGCTTGTCGTGGGCGTCGAGGCGGGCCTTGAGCGCGTTGGCGAATGTGTCGAGCTGCTTGAGGGTTCTAGCCACCTGTCCACTCCCAAACCAGCTCATACGGCGCCGTCGCCGTGCGGGCGAGCCGGACCGCATCGGCGTGGATCTCGAGAAGCGTGCCCAGCAGCCGCTCCGAGCACTCCCACGGCCGCGCGACGACGTTGCCCAGCAGTTCGATGCAGGCGTTGCAGACGACGGTCGGGCCGTCGCCCCTCACGAGGTCGTCATGCCCGTTGCAGCGGGCGCACTTGGACTGCGGCAGGGTTGCGGTCATCGGGTCGGCCGATACAGCCAGAGCCAGTAGCAGGCCGGCACGATCGCCAGGGCCAGCATCGTCAGGCGAGTGACGAACTTCGTCGTGTCGAAGCTGAGCAGTGGCGGCACGAGGTCGTTGTTCAGGAAAATCAGCCCGAACACGGTCACGACTAGGAGCACGAAGCTCGCCACGATGGCCCGCTCGCGGAGCACCCGGACGCGCGGCGCCTGCCGGGAGAGCGTCCAGAGCTTGGCGGTGACGTACACGTTCAACGGAATCCCCACGACAACCGCGAACAGCGCGACGATCGTCGGCGCATTCATCGCCTCCGTCCCTGTTCGGCTGCGGTGTAGTCGGCGATGACCTGTTCGGCACGCTTGCGGACCGAGATAGACAGCACCCGGATGCGCTCGGTCTGTGCGTCACGGCGCCGCTCTCGGCTCGGATCGAACCAGGGAAGGAAGCGTTCGATCAAGGCTCGCCACCTACTTCGCATGGCCGGGTGTGCCTGGTACTGGACCGCCATTAGCCGTCACCTTGGCAAGCTCCGCCAACGAGTCCGCGTTGCGCTCGGCTTGCGTCTCGGCCTTGAGCCGCTGGGCCTGCTCCAGTTTGTAAATCCAGCCCGGCACCAAGTCGCCGCGGACGATCATCACGAGAACCGCCGACAGGACCGCCAGCGCACCGAACGGCCCGTACAGCTCGGCGGGGATCATTCACGAGTCACAATCAGGCAAGGCGTCGGTGGGCGCTTGCCGTGAGCACGACGGAATAGACGGGGGTCCATCGGGAGACTACGTTAGCACGTCGCGGTGTGGGCGGATAGGGTGATTTCACGAGTGTCGTCACCTCTCGGGCGCCGCGGACGACGGCACCTGCTCGTAGGTCCAGGTGACCGCGAGGGCGATGACCGCCGTCATGACCGCGGCAGCGATGGCGGCGAGGAGCCAGGTGCTGGTGGTCACGTCGGCTCCGGGGCTCCGACACGGAGGGCGGCATCGTAATCAGCGAGGAATGTATCCCAGCCACAGGTGCATCGGTGCTGCACTGGACCGTCCCACCGACAACTTACGGTGTGGGACCCATATTCAGCCAGCGCCGCTCGCAGCGCCTCTGCCGCTGGGGCTGGTGAGGGGGTTGCGGCGAGAGCATAGGCGGCTTCGACGGCGCGTCGCCCCACTCGGAATAGGTCGGCGCGCTGGGGCGCCCAATCACCGGGATACAGGACATCGTTCTCCAGAGTGGCCCATGCGACAGCGATCCCCGCCGCTCGCAGCGCCTCGCTGTCTGGCATCGCCGGGGCTGGTGAGGGGGTGGCGGCGAGGGCGGCGAGACAGTCATCCACGGCGGCGTTGTAGGCGGTTCGCGCGTCGAGCCGTGCGTCTCCGGTGATCCCGAACTGCGGCCACGGCTCGCTCTTTCGCAGCGCCTCGACCTTTGGCATGGCCGGGGTGAGGCGGGCGAGGGCTGCCCGAACTTGCCGCAACTCGGGAACATGGTTATGTGGACCGAGGATGTCGTGTCCGAGGTAGCCGATGACCTCATCGAGAACGCGTACTGCGCCTGCGGGGGTCAGGGGTGGCATGGCTGCCTCGTTAGCGGTCATCGGGGTTCCTCCTGTTGCGGACCACCGTCTTCGATGCGGAGGCGCTGGTCGTCCGGGTGGGGCGGCGGGTCGTCGCCGACAGGCCAGTCCAGCACCTCGATGGCGACGGCAATGCGACCCCTAGACAGCGGCGCGAGCAGGTCGAACGCCGCCGGCGACAGGTCGATCGCCGCATCCGTCCCACGGCAGGCGCAGTAGCTCACGACCAGTACGTCAGCGAACAGGGCGCCGCGCCAGACCCGCGCCCACCAGGGAGCATCGCCGAAGCGGAAACCGTGGACAGCGCCGAACCGGGCGTTGCCGCCCCACGACTGGCAGTGCGTCGGGGTCGGCGCGCACCAGGTGGCGGAGGCTGAATACAGCGCGGTGCCAACGGTAGATACCGGCGTGGACGTGCGGATGGGCTCCGCAACGGGCGTCCCGGAGCCATACCCGTCATCGGACGGTTCGGACACCGTGGAAGCCGCCGGCAATGGAAGCGGCGCCTTGGTCCGATCCGTAGTCACCGGAGCGACTTGCTGCCGAGACTGTACCGAAGCCTCGACTGACGGACCGGGCCTAGGAGCCGCTTCGAACATGGTACTACCAGCCAACAGCGCCAACACGAGCGCGACGCCAAGGATGAAGTCGCAGCCGGTGCGTTTTGGCGACGGTTCATGGCGAGGGAGACGCGGCTCGGGGTCGTCGTCGGGATGGAGCTCCAGGTGTTCGTAGGGGGTCATCGGTACACCAAAACCACGGACGGGAACGGGGCGTTGTGGCCCTTCGGCGCGTCGACGCCCTCGAAGCTCAGACGGCCTCGGATGAAGCGAATCTCGCTGGCCGGCATCGCGTGTTCATGCCACCACTCGGTATCAGTCCGAGCGGGTACGAGCGCCACGATTAGCTCGCAGCGATCGCGCTCCAGACTGATCTTGCGCATCCATTCTTGGATGGCGCGACCATATGGCGGATTAACGAACACCCGACCTGACCACTCGCGCCATAGCCCGTTATCGGTCGACCCGAACCACTCAATACCCGGCTTGATCGGTGCGGAGGCAGCCGGATCGAGCGTAAAATCGAACTCAGCGTCGAGGTCCGCGAACACCCGTCCGGGAGTGCGCCAGGTGGGGTCAGCAGCGATCCGGTGGACACCGAGATTCATGGTGGTCATCGACCGCTCGTGTCGTTCCAGGGAGCCGAGGGGTCCAGCTCCTCAGCGTTCAGGCCGATGTTGCGCATCGGGTCGACAAGCTCGTCCCACTCAATAGCCATTGCCTCAAAGTCACGGCGGCTTTCGGCGTCCGACTCCTCCCAATACGCCTGCCCCGCCATCCGCAGGTACTCACCGGCTCGCAGGACTTCCCCGACGGCCTCAGCCTCGATACCGAGCACGTCGTCAAGGAACCCCAAGCCGTAGATGGAAACAAACTTCCTGCCCGTCGCGGTACGTGGCTCCGTCACAGCCCGCTCCTCGTCCCCGCAGCCCGCCGGTCCAGCCAGCCCTGCGTTCGGTGGCCCGGGCGGCCGTGGCCCACGGTACGGGCACAGGTGAGGCAGATCATGCCGATGCCTCCGGCGGTGCGCCTGCGGCTCGCAGTTCTGCGAGGTAGCGTTGCGTGGCCTCGACGCCGCGGCGGGAGTTCCGTTCGGCTTCCTCGGCTCGTTCAGCGTCGGCGGCGACGCGGGTGTCCAGCATCGGCTCCAGCACCTTCATGGCTCCCCACACGAGCTGCCGCGCCGTCAGCGGCTTCCCATCTCGGAGGCGGTCCATCGCATCGCAGACGGCTACCAGCCCGTGATCCTCGATGAGCCGGTCGTATTCGGTGAGCTGCTTCTCCCCTGCCACGCTCCAGGTTCGTCCGGTGCGCTCCTCCAAGGCGGCCACAGCCTCGGGTGTCAGGTTGGGTAAACCCTCGCGCGCGATGGGCTCGTCTCGGCTAATCCTCGTCTCGTCTCGTCTCGTCTCGTCTAGAGCCCCACGCGCGAGAAGGCGGACGGGTCCCGTTTGCCTCCCGTTTGCCTCCCGTTCGGGGCCCGACTGGGTACCATTCGGTCCGCTCTTGTTACCCGTTCGGGCAGCGTCCCGGCGGCGTCCGCGTTCGGCATCCAGTCCGTGAATGCGGAACCTGCCACCAGTCAGGGGGTCCACCAACCCGGCCTCGACGAGCATCCTCATGGACGCCTTGGAGACGGTCGGCGGAGGGAACGCCGGAGCCGGCCACGCCATGTCAGCGACGATCAGGAGCAGGCACCAGCAGCCGAAGTGCCGGGGGTCCTCGCGTATCCCGTCGAACTTGGGATCGTCCATGACGGACCAGTAAACCCGTGAGTAGGGTGCTCGTTCGGACATTTGGGAAGCCCTCTATTAGCGCAACAGGGCGGGGCGGAGAGGCTTCCCGGCCGACGCCTGCCGCCCCGTTGCACCTGTCATTGTACGCCTGCCATCGGCCGCTGTGAACCCTTGGCCCGACATTCGTTGTCCATCGCGTACCGGCTCCGGTGCGGCGTCGTGTGGCCCGGCCGGCGGGCGCATCGTTCGAGGGCCAGCGGCATGAGCGCGCCACAAGCGACCTGACAGACGTGCGCCCGGCCCCACTGTCCAGGAGCTCGCCAGTGTTTTCCGTTCCACACGACCGGCTCCCGACACGAAATACAGACGCCCGGCAGTCTCATCGTCGCCTCCGTCGCAAGCTCTCCTGGTCCAACCCGGGCCGGGTCCGATGACGGTCACGATGCCCCTCTGACCGGGCGCACGGCCCGGAGGGCAGGACGTGGCCGCACGTCGGAACCACGCGCGCGGCTTGGGTGGCGACCCGTACAGCGTGGGACGGGCCGACATGGAGGGTGGTCCCGGTGAAGTAGCCGATCGCCGCGCCACCCCACCCCGCGATCCTGGCGCGACAGTCCGGCTGGTTCTCGGTCCAACCGGGTTTGCCGTTGGTCATGGTGCGGATTCTCACAGCGCCAACCGTTCCTGCTCGCCCCGGAGTACCGGCCGCTTCTCCCTGATGACGTAGCCCCGGACACCATCGGCCCTGCGGATGCACTCCACCTCTATACCGGCGGCGCGGGCGTCAGAGATACGCCCGGTCACGTTGACGATGCCGCAGGCGAGCGTGATCTCCAGGGAGGAGGCGCGCGGGTTAGTGCGGAGGAACGCGATCAGGCGGGCGGTCTGCGTCATGTCGTCACCCTCCGCAACTCGCAGCAGACCGAGCAGAAACAGACCCACTGAAAGCCGCGCTGACGCTTCGGGTCATCGGTTGTGCGTCGGCGTGCCATCTCGATGATCTCTAAGAGCCGGAGCCAGTTCATGTCACATTCCGCAGGTACTCGCGCAGCTCGGGCCGGTGAGAAGTCGCCCAGCCGTTCTCCAGGTGATGCCCGGCGCAGATGCTCACGAGGTGCGCGGCATCGGACGGCGCACGGCGTCCGCCCATTGCGGCGTGGTCCCGAACATGGTCGAGCGTGATGCGGCCCCGGCAGGCGGCGGGCGAGGCGCCCAGCTTGACGGCGACGCATCCCTGGTCGCGGGTCAGCACCGCCAGCGCCACGTCCGGGGTCACCACGTCGCGGTAGGGGTAGCGTCTCATTCGTCGAACAGCGGAGCGGTCGCCGCCTCATGCTCGCCCACGAGGGCTACGTCGGATGGCGGCTCGGGCAGCTTCTCCTCGACAGGCGCCGGCAGAATCCACTCCTCCGTCTCGATCAGGTCAACGTGCAACCGATACCACGAGCCTGGCTTGTCGGGTCGCTTGACGTTGTACAGGATGCCGGCGACCGTGGCGACCTTGCCGACCAGCGTCTCGGGCTTCATGGAAACGGCGAGGTAGGCGGCCTCCCCGAGCGGCCCTGAGACGATGCACTGCGGGATGTTCTTGTCGCCATCGATCTCCAGGCGGAACCCGAAAACGTGGCCGTCTGGCCCCTGCCGCGCCACGAGCTTGTAGTCCTCGGCCGAGCCCTTGCGGATGATCCCCCGCCGACGGACGCGGCCAATCATCGCCTCGATGTCGCCGCGCTCGCCGTTCTTGTCGTTGTCAAGGTCGCCCGACCTGTCGTCCGCCTTGTTGTCGATCTCGTTCTGCGTGGCAATCGAGGCGTCGATGAGGATGCCGAGCGACCCGATGGCCCGGCCCCACGCGCTTGTCTCGGCGTTCTCTACCTCGGAGCCCTTCGTGTAGGGCGTCCTGCCGGGGAGCTCCATCCACGACCAGCCGACGCCGGGGTGCGGGTCGTCTACCGTGCGATAGGCCAGGGCCTTGACGACGACCCGGGGCGTGCCGTCCTCCATCCAAATCTCGACCCGATCGGTAACCAGCCGACCGCCGCCGAACAGTTCGTAGAACTTGGCGATCCGGTCCTTGACCTGAACGTAGTCCCCAAGCGACTTGGCGACGCGCTCGCCAACGGTGGAGTCAGCCATCGGTATCCCCCTTTAGTGTGCCGTGCCAGTCCAGAGGTTCGACTACGTTGCCTTGGGCGTCGGAATGCCATGAGGGAGCGGGCGACTCGTGGGCGACCTCCCACTGATCGATGACGTTCAGTACGTCCTGAACGTGAACCCAACGAGGCAGCACCTTTCGCCCGTCGGTCAGGGCTAGGACTCGGCCGCGCAGTTCTTCGATTGCCAGCGTCGTCCGGTCAAGTCCGATACCGTTGCTCACCCTTCTCCCCCTTCCTTCTCGCGGTCATAACCATCGTTATCGGCAGGGGCGTACGGGTTCCCGCCCGTCCACGTCTTCACGGCCCGCCCCATCCAGGCGTGCTCGGCGTACGCCTTGGAGAACGCGATCTTGCAGCCGCCGCAGTCATCGAGTAGCGGGCGCTCATCGTGGTTGCCCTCAAAGTGGGCGCGCTGCATGTCTTCGTAGTCGTGCTCGGCTTGGATGGTGTTGGCGCGGCGTTCCTCGGGAGTCATCGGTCAGAATCGAGTTCTTCGGCAAGCTGCGCTAGCCACTCCTCGAATGCGAGAGCCTGCTGATACAGGATCGTCCGAGTCGTGCGCGGCGTACCGAATGCGAGACGGTAGAGCGACTGACGCTCCTGGATACGCGCGACCGTGCTGCGCAGTCGGTTCAAGCCACGCTGTCTCTCCCTTTCGACGGCGGTGCCGCTCATCGGTCGCCCCAAGCGAACCGGCGCTCGCTCTCGGTCCAGCCCTTCGCCATCGTCACCGGGTCCGCGCTCTCCGGCATCCGCCAGTCCGGCTCCACCGGATCGGCCAGCCCGAACCGCCGCACCACGTCCTCGCGGTGGCCTTCTGCGGCGCAATACCAGCGGGTGATCCCGTCACGGTCCGTCATGGAACGGAGGCCCCGTGTGGCCTGGCAGGGGATACGTTCGTCGCCGTAGCCCGAGACGGAGATGCGGCGGCGGTGGGTACGGGCGTGGCAGGTAATCATGGCGCGATGATCCGATCAAGAAACGCGATGATCTGCGACATGTGCCATGCGATGTAGAGGAACGCCAAGAACGTTATCGCCTCGATCCAGAAACCCCTCATCACTTCTTCCCCTTCGTTCCCTGATTGACGCGCGCCAAGATGCGGAGATGGTGTGTCCGGTAGCGCTCGACTTCCTTCGGTGCAACGTGCCAGTCGCGGCCCAGCTTCTCGGCCCGCAGCTTGCCGGCGTGGATTTGCTGGCGCAGCGTGTCCGGCGTCAGGCCGAGAGTGGCGGCGGCTTCGTTGAGGGTCATCTGTCCTTTCGTGGGGGGTTCAGCGGAGAGGAGAAGTGGTAAGGCCGGGCGGGTGGTGAAACCCTGCCATCTTGCACCGGCCCGGTCACCGTCCGGGAACTCGGTGTCGTGCGCTAGTCCTTCTCACACTTGAGGGTCTGCGGGATCGGCCCGCATCGTCGGCGTGACACCAACGGATTTCGCCCTTTCGCGCCTTTCTCTCCGCTGAGCCCTCCAGGTACGGTGGTTGATACACAGACTCTACGCTACCGTAGCCGCTATGTCAATACCCTAGCGTAGATTGCCCGGTGCCCGGACGCACCGCTACTCAGGCGTGCCGCCCAACCTGACCCCCACCCGGAAGGGGGGAACCGGATAGAGCGGTGGGCGGCACGCCTGAACGAAGCGGGCTCACGTACGGGACGCGCGGCGCGTTGGCGTAAACCAGCGCGAGCCGCGGCGTCTTCCACGGCGGGCCGATCGGCGTGAAGTCGCGGCCATTGGTGGTGGTGCCCACCTGGTAGCGGCCAGCGGTGACGCGGACCATGCGCTCGCTCATCGCGGGCGCCCGCCCGCTTGGAAGTCACAGAGCGGCACGTCCGAGTACCACTTGTGGTACTGGCTGGCGGCCCGTTCCTCGATCGTGTCGTGGCGCACGTTGATGCCCGCATACCCGCACCGCCGACAGAAACCGGGCGTGCGCCGCTCTCGGGCTTTCCAGTACCCACGCCGCATCTCGGGCGTCATGCCGGCTCCCAGGTCATCCGCAGGCGCGGCGGGCGTCTCCGTGGCTGTGGTTGGCTCGTGGGCGGTCACGGCAGGGGCTCGCGTGGCTCGGAGTCCATGACGGCCTCGTATTGCGCCTTGACCCAGCGGGCATCGCCGAGCGCCGTGTGCCGGTCGAAGGCGGCCGGATCGACGCCGATAGCGCGGCTGAGTTCGTCGCTGTCCAACGGTGGGGCGAGTCGCAGCCGGCCAGCGATCAGCGTCTCGACATCGATCAGGTGGTAGTGCCACGCACCGACGTGGCCGTGCGTCCGCAGGAAGCGATCGAGGAACGCCGCGTCGAAAGAGGGGACCGCACCAACGATGTGTTTCCCGGCGAGTGTCTCGGCAAGGTAGAGCGCCACCTGCGATGCATTCCAGCCGCTCTGGCCGGACATCCGTTCGTAGTAGTGGTTCATCCGCAGCGCCGTCGGGTCAGCCGTTTCGAGATGCAGCGGACGAAGCAGCGGGTTGTATTCGGTGCCGTCCTCCTCGATCAGTGCGATGTCCCACAGTTCGTGACGCTCGTGGTCGAGCCCGGTCGTCTCAGTGTCGAGGAAGACGAGGCCGCTCACGGCAACCGCCCCTGCGGAAAGACGACCGCCACCACAAACAGCACCACCACAACGGCCGCCGCGAACCCGCCGACGCGCCGGTCAGGCTGGTGCGCCTGCCGCAGCGGGTTCGCCGGCAGCTCCAGGAGCGCGGCCCCGAGGACGAGGCAGCCGACGAACAGGGCGATCCCGAGGAGGAGCAGCTCGGGGGTCATCGGGACGGCTCGCGGAGGCGTTCGTATTCGGCGGCGACGTCCTTGCCGCAGTTGGCGACGCATGGCTCGTTGGCCCAGAACTTGGTACGGTGCTCAACGATCGCTTTACCCAGCATCTCCACGTCCAGCCCGCGCGCCAGCGCGATCAGGCGGCGGATCGTGTCGGGATCGCAGGCGCGGTCTAGGGCGAGAATGGCCCCTAGCCGGGGTGCCCCGAGCGGTGCGGTTTGCGCCTTCTCGGCCAGCGCCTCCAGTGCGTCGAGGTCCAGCGGCTCGGTCATCGTGATGCCAAGCCGTTCACAACTGGATCAGGGCGAGCGGCAATCTCGGCGTGTTTACGCACAGCGGCAGCGAACTTGGCGGCGGCTTCATCTTTCGTGCGGCCGTGAACGGCCCACCCACCACTGATGGGACGGGCTGCCCACCCACCTTTGATTTCGTAGAACTCGGGCGTCTCTCCGCTCATCCCGCTACCTGCCCCTTCCGAAGCTGCCACGCCAGTCGGGCGATCAGCGCCAGACCCAGCATCCCAATCCAGAACCCGGCCGGCCCGTTCGGGTTGGTGGGCGTCGTCATGGAGGTCGGCGGCAGGGTCAAGGTCGGCGTGTTCTCAGGTGTCGGCGCGGGCGTAATCGCAGGCGTCGGGCTCGTGGTCGCGGACGGGGTAGGCGTGGCCGAAGGGGTCGGCGAAGGCGAAGGCGTCGCGCTCGGCGTAGGCGTCGGCGTGCACTGGCCGGCTTCCTCGCAGGTGAGCGGGCGGGTCGGCGTCGGGCTGACGCTGGGCGTCCACGAAGGCGTGGGCGTCGGGCAGTGCTTGTAGGTCGAGTAGAGCCCGGGCTGGCAGCCGGTGGCGGACGCCGAGGGTGCCCCGATGAACAGGGCGAGCATGGCGATAGCGGCCAGGACGGAGAGGGCGACGCGGATACGGGTCATGTGGTCTCCTTCGGTGTGGTGGTGGCGGGGACGGGGCTGGGCTCTAGGGCGGCGCGGGCACGGCTCACGAGGTCAACAACAACGGGGTATCCCCAACCGTCATGGCCGTCTGCGTTCTTGCTGCTGGTCGGGTTCTGGTTGGCCACGTATTCCACGAACCGCCGCAGCCGCTCCAGCGTGGACGCGTCCACGAAGGCGGAGCCGTTGGCGAGGATGGCGTCGGCGAGGGCATCACGGAAGCCGGGGTCCGCAAGGATAAGTGGGGCCAACTTCTCGGCCATCCAGGACATGTCGCCGTCGGTCTTGACGGAGGACAGGGTCCGACCGGCCCCGTAGGTCCGGCCTAGCTCGTGGATGGACAATTCGATGGCTTTCGTCAGCGCCGCTCGCAGCGCCTCGCTGTCTGGCATGGCCGGGTCGGCTGGGGAGGCAACGAGGGCGGCACGGAGGTAATCAATCCGAACCCCGGGGACACCCTCGCCCGGTGCTATCCCCTGTCCCTCTGTGATGAGGTGGCCGTTGTCCTCTGCGTGGTGGATTTCCCGCTCCAGCGCCGCTCGCAGCGCATCGCTGTCGGGCATGGCCGGGGTGAGGCGGGCGGCCTCCTGCTCGATGGCAACAACGTCACGCTCAAGGGCTTCGATCAGAGCATCGTCGTGCTTGCGAGGTATCCAGCGAAGCACAAGCAGTCGCCCGGCCATCGTCTGCGGTTCCGGGGTCAGGGGTGGCATGGCTGCCTCGGGCTTGTTAGCCATTCTCGGCTCTCGTCGCTCGCCCTTGGATGCGTCCGGCTCGCGTGCGCCTCGGGCTTTCCACGGCTCGCTCATTCCCGCGCCCCTTCGGCGGGGACGGGGCTAGGCTCTAGGGCGGCGCGGAAAGTGCGCATACGATTGGCCGGAACGGTCACGTTGCCGTCCTTGTGTTCAGAAGATGCCCACTCCGCCACAGCATGAGCAGCCGTCCGCAGCCGCTCCAGCTCGCCCGCGTCCATCGCGATGTCTGCGGCATCGCGAAAGACGGAGCCGTTGGCGAGGATGGCGTCGGCGAGGGACTCCCACGACCCTTCCACTACACGGCGGTCGGCAATACGCAGCCGTTCCGCCAGCTTGTCGCGTCCGTTGTCGGTGTCCCCCTGGGTGCAGGTCTCTGCGTGGTGCTCGGCGAAGCAAGGGTCGTCAGGCAAAGCGAAGCATTCAAGACAGTACCGACCCTTCACCACGCTAGGCTGGTACGGATGCGGGATCAGGACGTCTGCGCTCATCTCAGCTTGCCTCCAACTCTGCGGGATTAGCGGCTTAGGTCAGGGAGCCGAGCCTCGGCGGGGCCGAGTGCTAACGGGCTGGTGGAGCCTGTCTGGCATGATCCCCGCGGAGCCACCGACTCACGTTGACGGGGGATGCCACACCCGACTCCTTGATCTAAGCCTCTAATCTCGCCTCCAACTAACCCCACTGTGACGCCATCGCCCGAGCAATGCCCGGCATCGTTCGGCTACGTTCCTTCCAGCGATCGGGTCCCGGGCTGGCGCGGTGGACGCGAGCAACTCGACCTGGGACGATGTCGGTAGCCTCCAGCTTCGGGAGGCCCTTGAGCCAAAGGCACGTCGCCTTGGTCTCGCCGTCCCCGAACCACCACGGCTGGACGATCTGATCGGGCTTCCTGATCCGGGAGCTGATGACGCTGATCGGGTTCTCCAGCGCGATCCGCGGAATGGGCGCATCGAGCAGCAGCCGAACGAAGTCCAGCGCCTCAGCCTGTTCGGCCATCCGGCCAGCGAACCAGCGAGCGCCAGAAACGGCGAGGAAGGTGCAGGGCGGATGCGCCACCATGAGGTCCCAGCCGTCGTCCAGGATGTCGCGGATGTCGCCCTGGTAGTGGTGGCCCGGCGTCTCGGACGGCAGGAGGTCACAGGACGTTGCATCGTGGCCGCGGAGCGCGAACTGATCCCGAACCCGTCCGCTGAACTCGCAGGCAACCAGCACCCTCATCCCGGCGTCCCCTGGCCCCACGTCGCCACCACGATGAACAGCACGACAATGACGAGCACCGGGAACAGGGCCAGCTCGTAGCGCGGGGCGTAGACCTCGACGCGCTCGGGGACGTGGACCGGATGCGCCTGGCGAACGCGGCTCACAGCGCCAGCCCCAAGACTTCCTGCGAGCACCGTTGGGCGGCGATCTCGCAGTAGCGCTCCTCGATCTCGATGCCGATGGCGCGACGACCCATTTCTTTGGCCGCGATGAGGAATGAGCCAGACCCGGTGAAGGGGTCGAGAATCGTCTCGCCGTCCAGCGAGACTCGGCCCACGAGCCAACGCGATACGTCATCGCCCTTTGGGCAGGGATGCCCGACCACATCGGTTCGCCCGTTGCTCATGAACGTGAGTGGCTGGATCGTCAAGCCGACTCGTGGGTCACGGCCATACAGGAGGACCGGCTGCCATGTGGCTCGGCCCCACTTCGACATCCCCTGCGTGGCGGGTTGGAGAATCGCAGCGATGTCGTCGGGCTTGGGGTACTCGTAGCAGTGAGGCGTCCCAGGCGTCACCGCGCCCCGCCCACCACACCTAGCCAGCGCGAGCACAACGGCTGGGACAAAGACCCCGCGCACGCCATCGAGATCGTCGATGAACTCCGCGACATAAACGGACTTGGCTCGCGCCTTGTTTATTGTTCCCGAGGACCCGCTCAGGCCGTAGGGCGGATCGGTCACGACGACATCTGCTGTCAGCGTCGGCAAGACTTCCCGGCAATCCCCGTGGTAGATCGTCACGAGGTCGTCCTGGTAGTACGGCGTCACAGCCCGTCCCCCACCCGCCGCCGCTCCGGGAGCAGCGGATCAGGCCCGGCGATCGCGGCCAGTCGCAGGCCGACCACGATGGCGACAGCGAGGGCGAGCAGCGCGATCACGACGCGGACTCCGCGCCATAGGGCGGCGTCTCGGGATACTCAGTCAGCCCACAGATCGTGCAATGCCAACCGGTCTCGTCATCTGCAGCGTCGACCCAGTAGTGCTCATGGTCGGGCTTCGTCGCCGCATCCGGTCCCGGCGTCACCTTCTCGGCCAGCGCCTCCAGTGCGTCGAGGTCCAGCGGCTCGGTCATCGGGCCTGCCACTTCCGAAACTGCCACGCGAGTCGGGCGATCAGCGCCAGACCCAGCATCCCCACCCAGAACCCAGCCGGCCCGTTCGGGTTGGCGGGCACGGTGCCCGTCGACGTGGCCGGAAGGGTCAAGGTCGGCGTGTTCTCAGGCGTCGGCGCGGGCGTGATCGCAGGCGTCGGGGTCGGCGTCGGGGTCGGCGTTGCGGATGGCGTCGCAGAAGGCGTGGCCGATGGAGTCGCGGACGGGCTGGGCGTCGGCGATGGCGGGCACTGGCCGAGCTGTTCGCAGGTCGGGTACGGCGTGGGCCGCGGGGTCGGCTGCGGACTCGGTGAAGGTGTCCACGAGGGCGTGGGCGTTGGGCAGTGCTTGTAGGTCGAGTAGAGCCCGGGCTGGCAGCCGGTGGCGGACGCCGAGGGTGCCCCGATGAACAGGGCGAGCATGGCGATAGCGGCCAGGACGGAGAGGGCGGCGCGGATACGGGTCATGGGTGGGTTCCCCTCAACTGAATGAGCTGTGCTTGGATGACCGGCCATCGCTGGCCCCACATGGCGGCCTCGAGACGGCGACGGGCGGCGAGCAGGCGGAACGCTACGGCGGGCTTCATGCGGGCTTCCCCCTCTTGGCTACGCTGGCCTGCAAGTCGGCCACGGTCCACGCCACGGGGCGGTCCACGATGGCGGGGCGGCGGTCGTCCAGCGACTTCGCCGGGAGCTCGTGGCGGGCGGCGCGCTGGGTCCACGGCGAGGTGGTCATGCGAACGCTGCCCGTGACGCCTCAGTGGCGTCTCGCAGCGCCTGTCGGTACTGCTCAGCTTGGATGACTGTGATGACGGCGGACCGCTCCAGGACGTGAACGGTCTGCCTGGAGAGCCGCATTCGTGCGGCGATGTCCACAACGGTGACATTGGCTGCCCGTCGTTCAGCCCGCAGATCCAGTCCGGTGGTTGGCATGGCTAGACTGTAGGCCCGTGGCCTGACAGTTGTCAAGACGTTAGGTGACGCCAGACGTACTAGTGACAGTTGTCAGGTAGTCCTGCTCGTGGCACTTGACAACTGTCACGACATGCGTAACGTATGGCCCGTGTACCGGCCATCGAAGAATTCGCCTCAGACCGCATGGGCGCGCCATCTAGACCAGGTGTTGCGCGACCGTGACTGGGTCGGCGTGCTCGCGGTCCACGATCCGACGCCCGGGATCGGCTACCTGTGGCTGCGCCTCCCGCTCGCAGTCGCGCTCCTGTGGTGGGGTGCGCGGTCAGACCGGCGGTGGGTCGTCCCGATCGCCGCGATGCTCGGCCTGCCCGTGCTCCGGATCACGGGGCTCGTGCTGCTGGTCGGCTGCATCCCGTTGGCTAGATCAACCTCTCGCGTCTAGGCGACCTTGCGCAAGTAATCGACGTGCAGCTTTGCTTGGCCGTCGTTACCGTTCTCGCTCACGGCCACCCCAATTCGGTCCACGCTGACAGAATCGGACACGGTGACGAGCTTGGTCCAGCCGATCCCATCCTCGCTTGCCCAGAAGTCGAGCGTGGTACTGGCCTTCACGACCCGAACGTACAGACGATTTGCCAGATAGCCCGGATTGTTGAGGATCTTCTCATTGGCGCCCCAGCTGGTGACACTTGACCAGCGTTGGACCGAGATAACCAACGATCCGCCCTCGTTGGCCTTTCCAACGGCGTAGAAATCTCCATTCGTCCCGTCCACCAGGACGACGGCGCCCGCGTAACGGACGGCTCCAGCCGAAGTATCCGATCCCTCGATTGAGATCAGGGCCTCATAGGTCCCATCCGCCATTGCCGCGATTTCCAGAATCCGCCAGTTGTCCGACGACTGGGCAGGGCAACTGAGGGTCAGCCAGCCGGCCTTGGTGAAGGTCGCCGTGGCAGTGCTCTGGTTGCGCCAGTTCCAACGTGCGTCGAGCCCGTTGGTCGCGCCGGACATGCCGGTCGTGTCGTCGAACTCGTCATCGTAGGTCGCGTTCGGGGAGGCCGGGATATCCTCGGCCGCGAAGTTGCCCGACAGCCACCCCTTGGCTGCTGGAAGGCCGCCGCCCCCCGCCTCCGCCCGCCACGCCACGCCGCCCGTGCCGTCCGGCGAGAGCACCTTCGTCGTGGTCGTATCGGAGGTCGGGAGGTCGGCGATCTCGGGGACGACGAGAGCGGGGACCGATCCCTCCATGAGCAGGCCCAGAGCGATCGTCGTCGGACGCTGATCGGCTCCGCCCACAATGCCGATCAGGAGCCACTGCACGCTGGCATCAGTGACCAGCCCGAGCACCGTGTCGCTGACGACCCACGCGGGTTCCGTCCCGCCCGTCGTTCCGGTGCTGAACGCCTCGAAGACGAGGTTGCCGTACATCGCATCGACGACCTTGATCCGGTCGCCCGCCGTCTTGCCGGTGGTCGCTGCCCATGCCACGCCGGGGTCGGCGAGGGGGGTGAGGCCGGCCACACCCAGGGCATTCTCGAATGCTGAGTTACTCATGTCGTCTCCACGTTCATACCATCACCACGGCCTGACTGCGCTTGAACCCTGATGCCGCGTGGGTGATTGTGAGCTTGGGGTCGTAGGTCGTCCCCGGTGTAGCATCGCCCGCGAAGCTCGCAACGTATTCGGCTCCGCCCGGCTGATTTCCAGCCCGAAGTCGGCTGCTTGCGAGGACGACGCGCGTTTGCCCTGCGCCATTGATGTTCGCCGGGAAGGCAACGTCGGTGAACGTCTTTGTCGTCTGAAAAGCCCAGCCGCCGCTCGTCGAGATGCTGGCAAGCAACGTCAGTCCGGCCAGACTGGCACCGGGCACCCAGTCCGCTGTCGTGAGGTCAGTCCCCCAGTCGTAAAGTCTCGCTTCGAGCGTGAAGTCGGTAGCCGACTGGTCCTCGTAGGCGACGAGAACAAGAACGGCCGCGGAGACTGTATCTGAGCCGATGGCCGACGTATTGAACTGGAGGAACATCTCATAGAGGGGGTACTGGAAGACCTGCGCCTGTCCGGTTCGGTGCTGATTTCCGGTCGTATTGATTGACATGGTGCCGCCTGCACGGGCGGTCGAGTACGTTGCGTTACTGGACGTCAGCATCCCGTCCGTCACGTCGGAGTAGACGACAGTCGTGGTCATCAGCCAGCCACCAGATCACGAACGATGGCGAGCAGCGCCGCCGGGAGGTCCTCGCGCAGCCGCCGCGTCCGCACGACGCCTTCTTCATCTGTCCACGTCCGCACGATGTCACCAGCGGGGTCGTCCACAAGGATCGGCGGGTTGTGGACGCGGATCGGGTTGAGGTCAGGCGGCGTCACGTTCACGCCCGCGCGCTGGATGCGGACAGAGAACTCGAGCAGGTCGTCTGTGAACTTCGGAGCCGTCGTCAGCGTCACCTTCCAGGCGACGCCCTTGATCGTGCGCGAGACAGACCGCCCCATTTGGCCGGACAACGCAGCGAAGGCACGGGCCTTGACCCGATGCCGTTCGCGGGCATCAGTGACGGCGCTGATGGAATCCGTGATCGGGTGAGCCATCAGACCCTCACCACCTTGAGGACGAGGGTGCAGCGTTGGATCGTCGTACACGAGTCCACGTTGATCCGAAGGATGTCCCCGGCCGTGATGTCGTCGCTCGTCCAGTCCGTGATCGTCGTGTCCGTGGCATTGGTGGCCGTCGTGATCGTCGGTTCCTTGCCAGCTCCGGGCATGGCGTCGGCATCGGTCGGCGGGAAGTTGCCCAGGGTATCGCGCCAGATGTCCACGACGATCGAGCCCGACTGGTCTGCCAGCAGCGTCCACGAGCTGATCGTGCAGGCGAAGTCCACCTGGAGGTCGCCCTTGATCCCGGTCGTGATCGCCGACCCACCACCGTCGATGACGAAGTTGATCGACTCGGTTGGCAGGACCGTCGGGCCAGTCGGTCCGGTGGGACCTGTTGCGCCTGTCCCGGTCGGCCCGGTTGGTCCAGTCACGGTGGAATCGGCACCCGTAGGTCCAGTTGGGCCAGTCGGCCCGGTTCCGCCGGTTCCGCCGGTTGGGCCGGTTCCGCCGGTCGCTCCGACGCCGGTTGGGCCAGTAGGACCGGTTGCGCCGACCGTATCCGCCAGCACGGCCCCGCGGAAGTTGAACAAGTAGCCGCTCGTCGTCGTGTCCGCCACGAGCAACGGCTTGGACACCTGCCCGAGCGTTGTCGGTTCGGTGGCCGTCAGGGCTCCTGCGGAACTCGGACTGAGGAAGTAGACGGTGCCTGCGGTGAGCCCGGTCAATCCGGTGATCCGGCCACCCAGTGCCAAGGTGAAGTCATCATCGCCCGCGACGGCCGAGACGACCCCGACTGCCTCCGCATTCGCGGCGCTATCGGCTTGCGCCTCGACGTAGGCCGTGCCATTGAGCCGAACGACATCGCCGACTGCGAAGCCGTGAGCGACCTGGTTGACAGCGAGGACAGAGCCCGTGGGGCCTGTGCTTCCGGTAGGACCGGGTACCGTGGAATCCGCACCTGTCGGCCCGGTCGCGCCTACCCCCGTGGGACCCGGGCTTCCGGTGGCCCCCACGCCCGTGGGTCCAGTTGGCCCCGGAACCGTGGAGTCTGCCCCCGTGGGACCCGTGGCGCCAACGCCCGTGGGGCCTGTCGCGCCGACGCCCGTAGGCCCGGTGGCACCAGCGACACCCGGATCGCCCTGCGCCCCAGTGACGCCGACCCCTGTCGCTCCAGTCGCGCCCGTAGGCCCCGCAACGGTACTGTCCGCGCCTGTGGGCCCCGTAGGTCCCGCTACGGTTGAGTCCGCGCCTGTAGGTCCGGTGGCACCTACGCCCGTGGGGCCGGTAGGCCCGGGGACTGTGCTGTCTGCGCCTGTAGGTCCGGTGGCCCCGACGCCCGTCGGCCCGGCATTTCCCGTCGCGCCGGCGGGGCCGGTGATTCCTACGCCCGTTGGTCCCGTGGGTCCGGCTACCGTTGAGTCCGCCCCTGTCGGTCCGGTAGGCCCGACGCTTCCCGTCGCTCCCACACCCGTTGCTCCGGTTGCACCGACGCCCGTTGGGCCGGTGGGTCCCGCGACACCCGGTTCGCCCTGCTCGCCGGTCGCCCCGGTGACGCCTACCCCCGTCGGTCCTGTCGGCCCGGGGACGGTCGAAGCTGCGCCCGTTGCGCCGGTCGCTCCGACTTCGCCCTGTTCGCCTGTCGCGCCAACTCCCGTGGCCCCCGTTGCTCCAGTGGGTCCCGGAACGGTCGAGTCCGCGCCTGTCGCTCCGGTCGGGCCGGGGACGGTCGATGCCGCCCCCGTGGGCCCCGTCACGCCTACCCCCGTTGCCCCGGTGGGACCGGCAACTGTGGAGTCCGCGCCCGTGGCTCCCGTAGCCCCGGTGATCCCGACGCCCGTCGGCCCCGTCACGCCGACCCCGGTTGCGCCCGTAGGTCCGGCAACGGTGCTATCGGCCCCTGTCGCCCCGACCTGACCTTGCGCTCCCGTAGGTCCGGCAACGCCCACGCCCGTGGGTCCGGTAGGTCCGGGAACCGTACTGTCCGCTCCCGTCGCTCCGGTGGGGCCTGTCACGCCGACGCCCGTGGGCCCTTGGATTCCAACGCCCGTTGCCCCCGTCGCGCCCGTGGGGCCGACCGACCCCACCGTGAAATCGACCGTTGCCACGCCATCGGCGACCGACACGCCGCCAGGGAAGTCGAACTCGCGCGCGACGCCCTGCGAGACGCCGGCCTCGGCCACGCCGATCTGCGCGTTTGGAACGGGTCGAACGGTGGCGGTCATGCGGCACGCTCCTGGGGTGTCAGGGCAAGGTTGCGGGTAACGGCATCGCGGACGGCTTCGGGCAGATCGGGATCGGCAAGCAGGGCTTCGGACAGCACCCGGAACTCCTCAAGCTGCCCGATGTGCCAGGCGGCGATGCTCCGCTCCAGTGCGATCCCCCACGTCCACACGCCGGGCTCGACGAACAGCCCCTCCGGTGGTTGCAGGGAGGGCATAGAATGCTGAGCATGATCGCCCGAGACCCGCATCTCACCTACGCCTTCACGGTCGAGGAGGAGCGTGCCATGCTCCTCGCCGCGGAGCGACGTATCCGCGCCGAGGAGTCGGCTATCGTCGGTAACCCGAGTCTCTGCACCTACCGCACCGGCCACGGAATGTGCGGGCAACCGCTGGTCTTCGATTGGCACGGTGTCCGACTTGGCAATGACCTCGGAGGCCCGCACCGATTCCGCCACGATCCCTCGTTGGTCGATCAGACCCCCTGAGAGGAGCTGGTAGGCGGCGCGGTGGCAGCCGTGGGCGTTCAGCCCCTTGACCGCGTAGTACAGCGGCTCGAGGCGTAGCGGCCAGCGTTCCCATGCCGCCAGGAGCTCGGCAGCCTGCGCCGGCCAATCGGTGAGCAGCGCGGCGCGATAGGCGGCGTACCACGCTTCCCCGCTGGTATCCATGAGCGACCGCTTGACGTAGAGATCGCGCGCGCGAGGGTCGCCAAGTTCGCGGTAGGTCTGCGCGAGGTAGAACGTCGAGCGGGCGTCGAACGGCTGGCGAGCCAACTCCTCCTCGAGCAGCCCAGCGTGCCAGTGCCGCTTGGATGGGGAGGATTGCGTCGGCGGAAAGCTGACCCGGATCGCGTCGGTCGGCACGCCTCGGTACGGCTTGCCATTGGCGAGCGCCGAATACTCGTGGACGGCCCCGATGCTCTTCCACGGGAGGTCGCCCTTGAGCACCAGCGGCAGCCGCCACGCCACGGCGGAATCGCGCATCTCGATCAGGGCCGCGTCCCAGTCGGGATCGGGCACGAAACCCTCGTCGATCTCCACGGTCATGTCCGCGTCTAGGGCGAGGATCCACTGCGAGCGGCCGTGCGCCCACGCGAACACCTCGCTTCGGTTGTGGCCGAAGTTGACGAACGGCAGGTCGAACAGCTTGCCAGGGATGCCGGCCAGCACTTCCTTGACGATGGCCTTCGTTCCGTCCGTGGAGCCGGTGTCCGAGATCGTCCAGTAGCCGATGTGCGGCTTGGCTGACTCCAGGCAGGCGCGCAGGGTCGCCTCGCCGTTCTTGACGATCATGGCTAAACCGTAGGTGGGGGTCATGTCAGGTGCCATCCTGTAAGGCATACGAGGCATCGCCGACCCAGATGGCGATGCTCCCGGACGCCGCACCAGTACCGGCAGTCCATGTCGATCCGCTGTCTGACGAACCGAGCGCCGCGATCACGTAACTGCCTGCTGTGACGGGCGTCGTTCCCCATAGATCGGGACGTGGGTTGGTAGAGCTGGCGATGCGCGTGAGTCCGTTGGCGAACGGCGCACCGTCCACCCCGATCGCCAGCAGCCGACCGGAAACCGGCTCATCCCAGAACTGAACGACGGCCATGATCAACGCAGTTCTGTCGAACACGATCGAGAACGATTCGTCCCCGCTGAACACCCACTGGCGGAGGTGCATGAACGGCCCGCCCGCGCCCTCCCGTACCCGATGGGTCTCCGAGCGTCCCCGAATCCGGTACAGGGTCATGGGATCGGCAGCGCCACCGCGCTGACCTCCCAGTTGTAATGAGCCGGCAGGGGATCGGAGGGATGCAGCGTCGTGAACACCCGTCCTGCGGTATCGGTGGTGCCGGTGTCATCGTCGAGGATCAGCAGGTCGCCCACCACCGTCTGCGCGGTGTCCTCCCACTGGATCGGCGGGTTGACCCAGACCAACGGCACGCCGGCCAGGGCAACTGGACGCTCGGCCCCGTCGCAGAGCTGGGCCGATACCTCGGAATCGACGCCCGCCATGACGCCCTCGGGGTCGCGCACCTCGACCTTGAAGCGGTAGACGACCGGCGGCGGGGGTTTGTCGGCGACCTTGGCGAGTTCCTTCGTCAGCCCACCTGCGGGGATGTCACCGAACTGGATGTCCCATTCGATGTCGGCGGGAGCCGCGTCGTCGAGGGTGATCCAGACATCGGTGCCGCCGGCCACGGTGAGGGTGTCCGTCGAGCCGAGCAGGTGGATGGCGACCGACGCCTTGCCGGTGCCCGACAGGACCGACTCGAAGGTGAGCGACTTCCACGAGTAGGGCTTGGTGATCGCGGTCCCGCCGATCTTGATTGCCAGACCCGCGGTCCTGCCCGTGACCAGCCGCCCGCTGATCTTCTGGATCACCGTCGGGTAGGCCGTAAGCGCGTGACTAGCCAGCCGGGAGTGCCGCTCGGACGTGACCAGGATCGTCTCGCCGACCCTGAACACGGGCGAGTTCACGAGGTCCCCGCTATACGGCTCCATCCACCCCGGCAGCAGCTTGGCGGAACCCGTTAGCAGCTCGACGAAATCATGGTTCTGCCGCCACGCCCCGATCTCGGCCCTGTCGTCGTCGGTGATCGAACCGGGAGCGTCGATGTAGGCCGTCCCGGTCTCGGAGTTGCCGTTGCCGGTGGCGAAGCCTGAACCATCGGGCGTCGGTGTCCCGCCGCGGACGTAGACCGAACCCCGGATATGCGCCCAGTCCCACGAGATCGGCCCGAGCTTGCTCGGCATGACGCTGGTGATCCAGTCGGGTGCGTCGTTGTCGATCGCGTAGGGTGCCGGCAGAAGCGCCGTCTGGTACTCGTTGGCGAAGTCCACGACGTACAGCACCAGCCCGTCACCCGATGGGGGAGGGGCGATCCACCAGCGCGCCGAGCCGGAGATGCGCGGGATCAACTGGTCGGCGTGGGCCTTGAGCGATGTCAGCGCGGTCGAGTTGTCGACCAGCGGCGTCGCGGGGATCTCGTCCGACAGGAACCCGGTCACCAGATCGAGCACGGGCGAGGCGTCCGGCCAGCATCCGCCGCTGGTGAAGTCCGCGAACATCTGGGACAGACCCGTGTACTGCCCGCGCGGATCGATGGCGATGTACGTGCCGTCGTCCTGGGTCAGGTAGTTGTCGCCGACCGGGGCCCCGAGCGGCAGGATCGGCGGCAGGCGGTTGTAGTCCTCGAGGTCGAGTGTGACGATGCAGTCGTCGGCGGTCGCGTCCACCTTGACCCCGATGCACTGGCCCCGGAACAGGTTGAGGACCGTCATCGGCGGCGGTAGTAGAGGTTCTCGTCGATGTAATCCACCAGCGCGTTGCCGCCGGCCTCGATGCGGATGATGGCCGGCTGGCCGCCGCCCAGCATGGACGCCGCCGCGCTCAGGGACGGGACGATGGTGCCCCGCTCGGATGGCACGAACACCTCCGGGCGGCGCTCGCCGACAATGAGCGGCACGCCGGCCGGAGCCGGTCCGCCCACGGCCCGCGTCTGGAACCGTGGCCCGGTCACGGTGGTCGGCCCGCCGCGGAGCTGGTTTACCTTGTCGGTTGGCGCGGTCAGCATGTCGGTCAGGTCTTGCACCCACTGGATCGCGTCCTGGATCGCGCCGATGATGTCGCCGATCACGTCGAACACGCCGCTGAGGATGTCGCCGACCGTCCCGAACACGGTGGAGATGATCGGACCCAGCTTGGTTCGGATCGGTTCCGTCGCGTCCCAGAAATCACCGAGGATGTCGATGAGGCCGACGAACGCATCCGCGACCAACGGCACGACCACCTGCGAAACCTGGTCGATAATCGCGCCGACCTTCTCCATCGACTCCTGGACCTTGGTATTCGACACGGCCAGCCGGCCCTCGTTCGTCTGAGCCCACGCCTCGGCTGATCCGGCCACGTTGCGCTGGATGGCGTCCAGCAGGCCCGCAGCGTCCGTCAGGCCGGCCGTGTCGATGCCGAGCGACTTGAGCGCCTTGCCGTTGCCCTGGGCGGCCTTGGTCACGATGTCGCTGGCTTCGGCCAGGCTGATGTTCTTCGCCCGCGCCAAGTCCTGCGCGATGCTGTTCAGCCGCATGGCCTCGGTCTGGTCGTGGGTGATGCCGACCAACTGGCCGAGTGATTCGCGGACCTCATCGTCGCTGAACGCGAGCCGGCCCTGCGCCGTGGCGTACTCCTCCACGGCCGCGGTGCTGCCATCCCAAGCCGGGACGTTGTTCTCCAGCGCGAGCGCTAGTTGCGTGGCGGATACCTGATCCTGGAGGAACGCCTCGTGCGCCTCGTCGAGCTTGCCGATCGCGCCCGAGATGGCGCTGTCCAGAATGCCGAAGGCGGCACCCGCCAGCTTCACTCCGGCCCCGGCGATGATCCCGCCCTTGAAGATGTCCATGCCCTTGATCCGCGCCCGGATGCCACCCGACATCGCCGTACCGGCGGCCTCGCCCGCCTTCGTGCCCTGCACCTTGGCGGCCGCAACGAGGTCGTTTCCCTTGAGCTCCAGGGACATCCAGACATCGCCGATGTTCGCCATTCAGCCCTTGCCCTTCTTCGCTTGAGCCGACCAGAGCGAACGCGGTTGCAGGTTGCGTGGGCGGGGAACGCCCTTGAGGAACTCGGGGTGGGTCAGGAGGAGGCCGCTCATCGCCGTCTCAAGCGCCTTTCCGGTGAGGCCCACCTGGCGCTTCGATGCCTTGGCGCGATGGCGCTGCCACTCACGGTTGGCCTTCTTGCTGTTGGCGATGACGTAGCCCGTCCGGACGGCCTCGACAGCCTCGAGGAACCTCGTCTCGGCGGCTCGGGCCAGCCGGGCCTCGGCAGCGTGTAGGTAGGCGTAGAAGAGTTCATGGCTCAAGGTCGCCTGGATGTACGGCGCCGACCACCCGTACTCGGATGCGAACCATTCGTAGCCGCGGATGCGACCGTCGAGGGCGTCAGCTTCATCCGCCCCGGCCTTCTCTGCCCGGTTAGCGCACTCAGGGCACTTACCGCTAAAGGGTCGCCGCCAACCGCCCTAACCTCCCTGATCGCCATGATGATGTCCTGCTGCGTGGCGATCTCGCGGATCTCGTCCAGTGGCGGCAGAACCTTGTCGCGGTCGTAGGCGATTAGGGCTTCGAGCATCTGGTCGCGGTTCGACCGGAACGCGCTCGACAGTGCGCGGATGACGCCCGGGCCTTGTACGGGGACGGCCTCGAACGACGCCTGCATGGAGGCGTCCATCGCGTCCTGCCAACGGTCGTGGGGTCCCATCGGGAGGACCGCCATGACGAATGGCCGCCCTCCCAACGTGAACCGGATGACGCCCGCCAGGACATCATCGACCGACCGCTCGGCTGGCGGAAGCTGCTCGATGTCGGCGACCATCTACGAACCGAGGGCGGAGATTCGGAAGCCGTGGGGCGAGGTCGTCAGGTCGGCCGGGTCCCATCGGGAATGGAGCTCCAGCCGGGGCTTCATGGTCCCGTCGTCCTGCGCCGATGCCTCGATGGAACCGAGGTTGATGGCGTTCTCACAGAAGAACCCGAACTCGTTGACGAACCCCGGCACGACGAGCTCCCAGTCCACGTATGCCCCCGGCGCCATGCGTACGGCACCGTCGAACCTGATCTCGTCGCCGGTCAGGGCGGATCCCGGCCACAAGGCGGCCAGCGTGGTCGCACTGATCTCGGGCAACGAACTCTCGAGGACTCCCTCCTCGTCCTGCACGTAGTCGGTGCCCATCAAGCCACCAGGGACACCGTTCAGCGGTGGTGTGAAATAGGTCCGCTCGATGCGGAACACGTTGGCATCCTCGGACGCCCCGAGGTCGGCCGTTGCCCGGAGCAGGTTGCCTGCTCCCACTACGAGGTTGCTCGGCGTGCTAGCCGTCACTCCCATGTCGTTCTCCTGCTACAGATAGACCCGGCGATTTGCGCGGGACCCGGTGTACCAACCCAACAGATCCGATTTGCGCCGCAGCGCAAGCCGGCCCGTGGGCAATCCGCGGAGTGTGTCGAACGAGATGTCCCGAACCGCCGCCATCTCACAGTCGAGGCAGCGTTCGATGAGCAGCTCGCGGGTGCCGTAGAAGCCGTTGAGCCACCCGACGAGACGGTGGTTGCCCTCGCCACAATCCGGCCGGTAGCCCGCGAACCGGAGCGGCGTCAGAACCTTGGCGTTGCGGAGCACCCGCAGAAGCACGCTCATCGAGGGAGGAAGGATCGAGCGGACGGGGTGATACATGGCCCGCTGGCCCTCGATCACCACGACCTTGGCTTCTGTCTGTTCCATCTTCTCCTCGGTCGAGTCCAGCCATTGACCGGACCCGCCTTACGCCGCTACGACCTGGGTCGTTGCGAGTAGTTCGATCAATCCGTCTTCGTAGGGCTGCCCGGTATCGGGGTCGAGCGCGGCCCCGTTGTCTTCGATGACGCGGCTGTTCCAGATGCCGATGCCCGACCCGTTGAGCCGGGGGTTGAGGTTGTGGGCGGCATCAGAGACGACGCCGTAGAACGCGGTCGCGTCCTGGGGAGTGAGGCCGTAGACGCGGAAGCCGAACATGACGGTCTGCACGGCATTGCGGGCGAGCCGCCGGCCACCTTGGCGGAACAGCACGACGAAGCGGTGCTTGTACCGCTTCTTCCCGGTCGCCGCGTCGATGACCCATTCCGCGTCACCGGGTCCCGGTTCGTCGGCCCGGATGCGCGTCGAGATCGCCGCCACGGCCGCGTCGTCGCGGATGCTGGTCAGCAGGAAGCCGGTCGGGTCAACCACGGAGCCGCGCCAGTCGAGGTCGGCAGAACTCCTGCATCAGCCCACCCGCCATCGGCACGATCTGGTCGCGCGCCCGGGCAAGGAACGGATTGGCCCGGTTGTGGATCGAGCCGTTGTGGACGAACCGGCCAGGGAAGCCATAGCCGACGATCGCAGCGATGCCGGGACGCGGGAGCTTGGCCGCCCGCGGCTTCTGGATTTGCCGAGGCCCGGTCGAGCCCTCGGGAATCGTTGTCGAGTCTGCGACCTTCTTCCCATCGACGAACGCGATGACCCCGCCGGCATTCACCAGTCCCGCCCCGAACGGCGTCAGGTCCGGCGGGTCCGCAACATCGAGGATGTGCTGCCCGATCTCGAACACCCCGTCTGCCAGGATGAGCCGGACCTTGTCGACGACCGAACGGTTGATCACGACGCGCTTCGTATACATCAGTCGGACTCTTCGGGTTCGGTCGGCGGTTCGGTGTACGGAATGAGCGAGATCGTCGCCATGAAGCCGTCGGGGACCTCGAAGCGCACGACACGACTGGTCGGACGGTCAGGAGCCTCGGCCTCGGGCTCGAGGGGCGTGTGGCGGAACTCGGTCGTGGCACCGTTCGTCCCGCGGCGGATCAGGGTCACGACCCCTCCTCGTCTTCGGGCAGGGAGCTGTCAGCGGTAAACCGTTTGGCATCGACCTCGAGATGCGGGACGCTGCCGAACTCGTAGCGCCGGATGCCGACGATCTCGTACGACTCACGGCCACCCGTGACCAGCCGGTCGATGCGGTCCCGCTCTGACAAAGCCACGGGCGCCATGAAGATGACGTGATCCGCCGTCACGACACCGGCCTGCGACAGCAACTCCGCCTCACGGATACGGCGCGGCTGGACGAGCCCCGCGACAGCGGCAGCCATCGCGTAATCGACGGCGGGCTGGCCGCGGTCGTCGATGTCGCCCTCATCGAACGTCGGGTGCCAGATTTCGAGGGAGTGGGTCAACAGCCCTGCGAAGCTCACCAGACCGCCTCCACGACGGCCCCAGCGCGGCTGGAGCTCGGGACACGGACTGGGATCGAGCCAGCCGTGGGCGGCTCCCGGAGACTGCGCACCAACGCGCGCCGCGAGGAGTAGGCGGACGCCGCTCCATCGCCCAGGTCGTAGCTGTAGTCGCCGATACTCTCGGACTTGAAGCCGGGCGTCACGCCGCCGGCAGCGATCGTCAGACGGATGAGATCGATCAGGACGGATCTGACTTCGGCATCGTCGGTCGGGGTGTAGGTGACGGTTACCGGACCGATGAACGAGCCGGCGCCGAGGTTCTTGGCGACACGCCAGCCGTCGTGGGTCAGGATGACATCGGTGATCGCGGCGTCGTTGTCGGTGACCTCGACGACATCGGTTGGGCGCCGGAGCCGGACCTCGTACTGCACGCGGCGGTAGCCCGCCAGCGGGAACGTCTCGGTCCGCTCTCCGATGAGCTGGCCGATCCGCCGGGCCAACCACGCTTCCTCCCGACCGATGATGTCGCCGAGCTGTTCGTCGGTCAGCGTCGTCGAAACGAGCGCCCGAACGTCGTCGACGGGCGTGACGTGCGGAGTGACCGAACCCTCCTCGACCACCTCGACCGAATCGGATCCGCCGTAGGCGAGCCCATCAACATCGCCAGTTGCCGCCCAGTCCGCGTCATAGCGGCCGAGATCCGTCCCGGCCGGAACGCTCCATGCGTACGTATAGGTGCCGAGGCTCACCCGGACGACGGGCGGGAGCGCGACGGGGAACCCGGTCAGCACGTCGCCGTCGGGATCGGCGATGGTCAGGGTCACGTCGGCGCAGTCGACCAGGGTATCCGCCGCATTGCGGAAGATGCCGGTCCAGGTGTACGAGGTTCCGCGGGCGACCTGGGTCACGCCTCAGCCTCCATGATGAAGGGGCGAGGAGGTCGCAACATGCCGACCTCCTCGCTGACTTCTGCCTACGAAGCGGCCGGCGTAAGCACCGCGAACGGGTAGGCGCTGGCCCCGCCGTCCTTGGTTGCCGTCTCCGCCGTCTGGAAGCCGACACGCATCTTGAACCGGAGGCCCAGGAGGTCGTGCTCGGCGAGGGAGACCAGCGTGCCACCGATCGTGACCGCAGCCTGGTCGAGGAACTTGTACGTGATGTCCTGGCGAATGCCGAGGATCGCGTACCGCGGATCGCCCACGACCAGCGTGGCCTCGGCTGTGTCCCACGCCCCGTTGGTCACGTAGTTCACGTTGATGCCGAAGAGGCCAGGCACCCGGACACCCGACTCACTGAGCGGGAAGTCCCAGATCGGGGAGTTGTTGTCGTCGCGCAGGCCGCGCACGCGCGTCTGCAAGGTCCGGCGAGCGTAGATCGCCGTGGGATCGTAGCCGTCGGCGAGGACCAGGCCGATCGCCTGGTTGATGTCCTCGGCCAGGTCGATCGTGGACGTTCCTTCGGCGTACGTGTTGCCGGCCGCGATGGCGTCAGGAACGATGCCGTCCGGCCACGAGGTCGGAGCGTTGGTGCCGAAGAACACGGCCGCGTCGAGCGTCTGCCCGACCGCTTCGGCGATGCGGGGCTTGATCTCGTCCCACAGGTCGAAGTCGTTGGAGGCGTCGTCGATGACGTTCTCCGGGATCACGACGATCCCGCCGATCTCCTCGGCCTCGAGGACGCGATCCGTCCAGACCTGGGCGGTGGTCGGCTTCAACGAGGTCGCATCGTCGGCATCCTCGCCGGCCACGAAGGACGCGGTTGGGAGGGTGGCGATGACCGGGTAGCGGACCTGCTTGGTGCCCATGTCGACCTTGCGGAAGGTCCGCAGGGCCGCGCTGAACTCCGGCACCGCCTGCCAGATTTCACGGGCGTTCTGACGATTGATGAGTGCGAGGGCGTCGGCCCTCGAGATGTCGGCCATGAGTCTCTCCCGCGAGTAGGGAGGAACCGGCTCCGGCCCTAACTCGCATTCAGGCCGGTCGGGATCTTAGACAGTGCTAACCGCCGCGGGCAGCCCGCAGCAGTTCGTTCATTCCTGGGGTGTTGGGGGGCGTCCGTCCACGAGGTCCGCCACCGAAGTCCGGGGCACCGGCCGGCTTGCCGAGGTACGGCTCGCGGGCGAGCAGCTCGTTCAGGAGCTTCTCGACGTTGCGAGGCGTGCCGTCGTCCTTGAACTCCAGGGCCGCGTGATCGAGCGCGCGGTAGGCGAGTTCGGGACTGCGGAAGCCGAGGCGAGCGGCGGTATCGAGGACGGCCATGCGAACGGTGTTCTCCGTGGCGGAGGCGATGAGATCGGCCTTCTCCCGTTCGAGTTCGGCGATCCGCTCGGTAGCCTTTTGGGCTTCGGTCTTGTCCGCGTCCTGGTAAGCCTTGAGCTCCAGGATGAGCTTCTTCTCGCGCCTCTCGGCAGCTTCGCGCTGCTCACGTTCGCTCTTGAGAGCCGCTAGACCGGGTTCGCCAAGCTTGTCCGCGTCTGCCGTCGCGGCAGCGGGGAGGGGAGCTTCGGGTTCTGTTGGCATCGCGCCCGGAGTGGCAGGCGTCGCGCCTGCATCCGTTTCGTCAGTCATCGTGGTCCTATCTGCCTCCTCTGTCAATAGCGTGAATGGATGATGTTCCGACGCATCAATAGGCCGTACCGACCCCGCTGCTTCTACTCAGGATCACGATCCCGCATGAGGTGGAGGAATAGCCAAACGCAACCGACGGCGACCGTCGCCGGCCCAAAGATGAGGAAGACCGCAGAAACGATGACATCCATGCTCAATACCCAACCCCGACTCGTTCCTGCCCGACGTGCTCGACCCACGGTGGGCCGGCTTTCGCTCCCCACAGCCCGACCTTGGCCCGCCGGTCCCGGAACAGCCGCCGGCTGAAATGGTGCTCGGAGTTCGGCACCGCCGGCCACTGGCGCTGCAAGACTTCGACCAGCGCCCGGCGCACGAGGTGGGGTTGCAACGAGTAGAACTGGCGGTGCTCAACCCACGTCGAGCCGTTGGTGCCGTGCTCGGTGAACAGCGCCGGGTCAAAGCGTTCGATCATCCCGCCCGCCGCGACCTCTGAGGGAAACCACGCCTGCCGCTTGAGCACCATCTGCTTGATGTCGTCGTCGGCGTCCATGACGCGGACCATCGCGGGCACGTCGATCGGCCGTTGGTACACCAGGTCATCCTCGGACCAGATCAGCCACTCGGCCTCAATCTTGGCAGCGGCAGCAAGGGCAAACCGCACAGCTCCCGCGTGACCGAGCCGGCGGTGGCCGAGCACCGTCCAGCCGGGGAACTGCGACTGGAGCCACGTCACATAGGCCGGGTCCCCGGAGTCGTCGCAGATGATCCGCTCACTGAACGGGCCGGCCATCTCCTCGAGCGATGGGATGGTTTGGGCGATGCACTCCCGCCGGCCGTCGGTGATGACCACGGCGCCCACTTCCGGGGGTCTGGGCGGCTTGCCGTCGCGTTCGTCGAGGAGCGCCTGCACCTGCGCCTTGCGGGTGGCCCGTTCGTACCGGTGGCCGAGCGCGATGTTCGCCAGGTACTGCGGATTGTCGGTCGAGCGGTCCGGCGTCTTCTCGTGCCACAGGTGATGCACCTGCCCCGCGAACTCGTGATAGCCGCCGAACGCGCGGCAGGCCATCTCGAAGGCGGTGTCCTCCCAGCCCCACCCGCGGAAGCGTTCGTCGTACCCGCCCACGGCATCGAACAGCCGGCGCGATACGATGTTGACCCCGCCGTGCGCCACCCCCGAGCGGAGCACCGCGACTCTGCCCGACATGGGTACGGTGCCGGTCCGCATGATCGCGTCGGCGCTCTGTTCGTCGGTCATCACGTAGCGGTTGTATGGTCGGACGAACTGCCCGGAGCGGGCGGCCAGCGTGACCGCCTTGCGGACCTGATCGTGGTCGAACATGACGGTATCGGCGTCCACGAACACCGCCACCTCCCAGTCGCCCGCCTTCCGCGCCGCGGCGTTCCTAGCAGCAGCGGCGTTGAACGGTCCGTCCGGAGACTCGCCCTCGAAGATCGGATAGCCGAGCGCCGACCAGTGCTTGCGGACGAACGCCCACGCCGCGTCACGCCTCCCGCCATCGGAGCGGTAGGGGACCAGGATCGCGGCCTTGACCGGATACAGGTAGTTGGTCGAGGCCCAGAAGTGCTCCGAGTAGCTGACCTCTCCACCCGGAACGGGGCGCCCCTTGGCATCGGTCGCGTAGAACGTCCGCGGCGGCAGGATCAGCGGCTTGCAGCATTGCCGGTGGGCCAGCACGGCAGCGGTCAGGCCGGTCCCGCCCGAGGTATCCCACGGCTCATCGAGCGATGGCATCTCGGACACGAGCCGGGCGTAGGTCTCGAGGATCGGGTGCCCCTTCTCCGCGCCGATGGTGCCGTTGGCGATCCTGCCCGGGAGTGAGGGAGTCGGCTCGTAGCCCGCGAAGAACCCGGCTGCCATGAACGGGGCGCCGTCGAACGAGCGGAGCGGCTTGGAATCCACGTCCACGTAGACCCCGCCCTCGGCTCGCAGGATCTCCACCCGGGCGATGTCCGAAGCACCGTGCCAGCAGCCCTTGGCAAGCTGTTCGTCGAAGTGCTTGCGGTTGACCATCGTGAGCTTGGCGAGGTCGGCTTCGCGCCACAGCTTGACCGTCCACGTCTGATGGGCTGTGCGCCACGCCTCGATCCAGTCGGTCGGGACCGGACGCGGGCCGAGCCAAATGTGGTGGAGAACGGTGGGGATCACGGGTGTACACTTCCGGCATGAAAGTCGTCAAACGACGCGTCGTCGACTACGACTGGGGCGACAACCAGACCTACCGATTCCATGTGTGGTTCGCTGCCGAGTTCAAAGAACCGCCAGAAGAGGTCCACGATCCCGGGCTTGGCGGACCATTGGGCGGTTACCTGGTGGATCAGTTCATGACTAGGGACGAGGCCGACGCCTTCGCCGCCGGCAGACCGTCGATAGTCATCACCGAAAATCCGCATTGGCGGGCGCGTCGCAACTAGCGTCACGCTGCGATGGCCCGGACGCTCTCGCCCGCGTCCATGCGGAGGATCACGTCGCGCAGCTCGCCTGCGGTGTACTGCGGGGCGAGGTCGCTCCGGTACTCGAAGCCCTCCGGCAGCAGCCCGACCGGCTTGCCCGACAGCGGCCCGAGCACGAAGTCATGTTCCCGCGACACGGCGTGCGGCGCCTCGTGAGCGTTCAGCAGTTGCTCGTGCCGTTTCTCGCCGGCCCGGAACCCGACTTCGACGGTGGGATGGCCGGGCGCGATAGCTTCGGCCATGACCGCCATCGAGGAGGCGCGGGACTTCGGGATCAGGACCGAGCCCGATGGCAACTGAAGTCCGGCCACGATCAGGTCCACCGCGTCGTCGAGGGTGATCCAGAAGCGGGTCATGCCGGGGTCGGTCAGGGTCAGCGGCTTGCCGGCGGCCACCTGCACCCGGAGCGCGGGAATGACCGAGCCCGTCGAGGCGATGACGTTGCCGTACCGAACGAGGGTGAAGGCGCAGCCGGTTGCCGCCTGGAACAGCCGCTCCATCAGCGCCTTGCTCTGACCGTAGGCGTTGATCGGCGCGCACGCCTTATCGGTCGAGATGCCGATGATCCGCGGAACGCCGACCCGCATGGCTTCGCGGACCACGTTCATCGAGCCGACGACGTTGGCTTGGACGCACGCCATCGTCTCGCGCTCCGCCTCGGGCACCCGCTTGTAGGCCGCGGCATGGACAACGACATCGACCCCGCGCATGGCGGCCTCGAGGGAGTCGGAGTCGCGCACGTCGCCGAGCACGTAGCGGGCATCGGGGAAGCGGTCGCGCATGACCGACTGCTTCACCTCGTCGCGGGAGTAGACGACGAACCGGGCATCCCAGCGTTCGGCGGTGGCGCGGGCAAGGATGGCCCCGCCCAGCGACCCGGAGCCACCCGTGACGAGGACCGTGCCGATCATCCCATTCACCGATACAGGTACGTGAACCGATCCGGCCACGACATCTCCAGCTCGTAGCCGGGCAGCAGCGTCGCCGCCTCGACGCCGAACGACCAGTCTTCGATCAGGACCAGCGGGTGGCAGCGGGCGATCGTCTCAGCAGCCCCGCGGATCACGGCGGCCTCGTGGTTCTCCACGTCGATCTTGAGCAGAGTGACGTTCCGCAAGTCCAACGTGTCGAGGGTGATCGCGCCGACCTCGACCTCGCCGTCTTCCGAGACGAGGCAGGCGCCCATGTTGCCGGGGTTCGGCTGCATCCGAAGGGTCCGCGGTATATCCGAGAGCGCGACCTGGTAGGTGCGCACGGACGGGCAGCCGCCGACGTTGGCCCGGAGCAGCGCGTAGTTGGCCGGCATCGGCTCGAAGGCGTGGATGCGGTCGTGCTCCAGGAACCGCGCGAAGTACGCGGTGTGGTTGCCGACGTTGGCCCCGGCGTCCACGATGACCCGCTGGGACGGATGGCGGGCTGCGAGGTAGTCGAGGATTTCGGCTTCGTAGAAGTCGCCCGACAGCCGGACGCCATCGGACACGCCCTCGCCCTCGGGGTGCAGCGTGAGCGGGACGCCGCGGAGTTCGATCACGCCGCCACCGCCACGTCGGCCAGCCAGTCGGTGATCGCCGCGGCGGCGCGGGACCCGGCCCCGTAGCGATAGGCGTAGGCGATCAACAGGGCGCGTTCGCGGTCACGCTTGGCGCCCATGCCATCCGCGAGAGCCGACGCGACGCCCGACACGAGATCGGCGGGGGAGCCGACGTTGAGCCCGACGCCCGCCGCGGTCCAGAAGCGCAGTCCCAGTTCGACGTTGCGGCGCATCGCCGGCCCGTTCAGCACGACGACCGGCCTGCCCGTGGACGCGAACTCGTAGAGGGTCGAGCTGTTGTCGCAGACGTACAGCGCCGCCCGCTCGCAGACCTCGCGGAAGTCGGCGACGAACGGGATCCCGAGCCGGGCGTACATCCGTTCAGCCTTGCGGGCGATCCGGGGGTGGGCGTGGCCGATGACCTCGAACCGCTTGGCGAGCTCCGGGAGGGCGGGATGGTAATAGACCATCGTGGACTGCATCTCGGGCGCCAGGCTGGAGCCCCAGTGGAACGACGTACAAACGACCGAGCCACCGCTGCCACGCGGCAGGGTATCGAGCACCGGGTCCCCCACGACCTCGACACGGGCGTTGGGATAGGCACGGCTGTCCATGCCAGCGGCAGTTTCGTTGGGCGACAGGAAGAGCCCCACGGCATCGCGGTTCTTGCCGCCGGGATAGGCCGGGTGGCCGTTGCCGTAGCTCTGCCCGATGCCGTGCTCGAGGTAGGCGATCCGCCGGTAGCCCAGAGCACGAGCCTTGAGCAAGTCCTGGTAGCCGGCGACCAGCACCGCGTCCAATGTCCGGTGCGTCCGCTCGCCGCGCTCGGGGAGGGCGTCCCAGACCGGATCGAGGTGAGCAGCGTACTGGGGCGTCGAGACAATCATGTCGATCAAGAGACGGCTACTCTGAGTCGAGGCTTGTCATCTGCGGACCTGTCGGTGCCGGGGTTACCACCGGAACCGGCTGAACGGCGAGACGGGTATCGCGCATCCGAGCGATCTGCTCGGGTGAGTAGCCGAGCATCTCCTGGGCCATCTCGACATCGATGACCCCGCCCGAGAGCTGCTTGATGATCGAATCGGTGCGGACGGCCTCGTTGCGCGTCTCCGGGTCGCGCCAGATCGTCTCGGCCGTTCGGATGCTGGCCCGTGGGTCGTTCATCGCCTTGAGGGCGACCCGCATCGTCTCCTCCCAGCCGTCGCCGAGATGGATCGAAGCGTTGCCGACCTTGGAGACGAGCCCGGCTTCGGACGACTTGAGGCTTTCCCCGGACGGAGGAACGGACTGCGGCTGGCCCAAGAGGTAGTGGTACGGCATCCCGGAGATCGACGAGATGTGCCCGACCTCGGTGGCGATGGCCGTCATGTACGGCTCGAGCGAACCTGGGGCGAACTGGCCGAACGAGACGGCCGGCGGGTTCGGATCGTTGGGGTCGGGCGGCGGGACGCGCCACAGGTTCGCCATGCCAGCTTGGAAGGGTTCCTTTTCAGCTCCGGTATCGGGGTCAGTCTCGGCGTCGAGGTTCAGGACCCACCGCTGGGGATAGGCGACATACAGCGCCGCGACGATGGCGCTCGCCTTGTAGAAGTCGATCGCGTTCTGGTTCGGGATGACCGGATCGAGTTCGGACTGCCCGAACTTGCGGAGCCGCGGGCGGTAGGGAAGGGCGACCAGCGGCACCACGCCGAGCCGATTGACCAGCGGCCACTCCTCGCCCGGGAGATCGTATCGAGAGAACTTCGCCTGGGCCAGCCATGCCGAGTCGATGACCGTCGTGACCGACTGGTCGGAACGGAACGTGAACACGTAATCGGGCAGGTAGAGGTACGCGACGACGTAGCCTTCGTCGTCGATCCACCGCTTGAGGCCGGCGAGGCGCTGACCCTTCGGCCCGGTCTCGACGATCGTGTCGCACGGGTCCTCGATGGTAATGGTCGGTGTGCCCTCGTTCGCCGGTTCGACGAGCGTATAGACGATGCCCTTGATGAGCGCCTCGGTGTGGGCGATCTGCGAGCCGGCGTCGAGGTCGTTGGCCTGCCAGATGTTCCACAGGTCAGCGTCACCCTTCGGGTCGGTGAACCGGAAGCCCTGGACCTCGAAGCGTTCGCGGGTCCGGTCGACGACCAGCGACATGAAATTGGAACTGAACTCCTCCGAGCCGAACCGCTCCCCGAAACGGTCGCGCAGCTTGTTCGACCAGAGGGCCAACGGCTGGTCGCCGTCGTAGTACCGCTCGTGCTTGCGGAAGCCCCAGAGCCGGTCGTCAAGCTTGGCGAGTAGCCGCTTGAGCCACCACTCGGGGGTGCCGGGCTCCATGCCTGGAAGGTACGTGAGTTCGCTGTAGTCAATCATCCGTAGCCCACCCCGACTCGTGGCTTGCGTTCAAAGACTGGCGTGGACGCCAACCAGACGGCCCGGATCGCGGCCAGCGCCGCGGTGATCGGGCGCTCATCGTTGGCCCGGACCGCCTGGAAGCTGCCTGATTCGTCGTGCTCCTTGCGGGCGGTCCAGGTCAGGTCCGTCCCGACCGCGTGACAGTCGCGCCATGAGAGTTGGCCGGATTCCACCGCGGTCACGAACCGGGCCGAAGCATTGGCGTACTTCTGGCCGGCAATGGCCTCGGACTTGGGGAACCACTTGGCGAGCACGCTGTCGGTCAGCGGATCGAACCCGACGACGGCGACGTGGTGCTCCCGGGCCGCGGCCTGCAGATCGCGGCCGAGCTTGTCGGTATCGATGGGGTCGCCCCGAACATCGAACAGCATCCGAAGGCCAGGTGTCCCGTCCGGCCGTTGCCACGTCAATGCCGCGCTGGCCCGGGTCCCCGATGGGTCGAGACTGATCCCCATGTATGCACGGGCGGGGGTTTCCTCGACGAGCGTCTCGCACTGCTGCCACGCCTCGAAAGCGACGAGCACCTGGCGCATCGTCTTGACCCAGCGGCAGAGGTGCTCGGTCTCGAAGATCGACAGCGTGCCGGCCAGCTTGTTCGACAGGTATTCCGACTCGACGTTGGCGAGAACCGAGCCCATGCCCTCGGGCTCGTTGCCCATCGCGGGATTGGCCTCGGCCCAGCCCACGACATCATCGGACGACCGGGCAGGATCGGCGCTCCATTCGAGGTAGGCGAGGCCGGGGTCCTGCGCTGCCCGATCCCGCAAGGCGTTGAGGACGATGCTGTCCTCCTCGCCAGCATTGGACAGGTAGACGATCTGCGGATCCGCCGAGGCGGTGGTCGTCGGCTTGGCTGCGGCGATGAAGTCCCAGGTATCCATCTCGCGGAGCTCGTCGATGATGACGAGATCGCGTGATGGCCCACGGGCACCACCGCGAGTCGGGGCGACGATGCTGTAGACGCCGCCGTTGGCGAGTCGAATCTCCTCCTGGCCGTTGGCGAACCGCGGTCGAGTCGGCCGGCCGTTGCGCTCCGGGAAGAGCGTCTGGTCGGCCGCCATGACATCGGCAACGCGGTAGAAGATTTCCCGCGGCAGCGAGCGATCCTGGGCCGTGTGCATGATCCGCTTGCCAGCTCGCAACCGCTTGACGATGAGCGGCACGAGCAACTCGGACTTCCCGTTCTGGCGGGCCACGACGACCGCTACCTCGCGGAACAGGTGCCGACCATCGGGACCGACCGCCTCGAGATAGCGGCCGGCGACCTCCTGCCATGGCATCAGGCTGATCCCCAACGCCACGGCCGTCTCGCGGTACCCAGCCATGTCCGACTTCGCTGGCGTCGGCGGGGCGATACGGGGCTTGGCCCGGCCCTTCGGGGATGACGCGACGCGCATCGCCAACGTCACGCCGCCACCCGGGCGCCCTTGCGCATGTTGCAAATCCGATGGGCCAACTGCGTGTTTCTGTCCGTATGTGATCCGCCGCGCGCCAACGGGATGATGTGGTCGATGGTGGGACCCATCAGATGACGCCGGTCTAGCGTCAGGTCAACAGGATCGGAACAGATACCGCAGCGTCCGTCTGACCGAGCGATGATCTTGGCCCGGCTGACGTTATCGACATGGGCGGCCCCAACTGCTCGGGCGCGAACGCGCGCTTGGTGAGCATGGAACTTCTTGGCGCACTCGGAGGCACAGAACTTCCGGCCCGGGGTCCCCGCGTAACTAGCACCGCAATCCAGACAGGAGCGACCGGACTGCGGCAGCCGTGAGTAGCCCTTCCCCTGAGCCCTCCGCGCTCGGCCCTTGCAAAGCCCGCTGCAATAGAGAACCCCCGAACGCGGGCCGAACTGCCGCAGGTGAAACGGGTTGCGGCAGAAGTCGCAGATCACTACGAGTAGTCCTTAGTTACAACGGCTCCGGTAGGAATGGTGGCCGTCTCACGTTCCAACCTGGCTGCGACGCCGCGGGCGCTGTTGTGGAACCGACAGGCAGCCCGGAGATTGCTTAGGCCAAAGAACAGGGCGTCCGGCATGCCCGGGTAGACCGAGATGATGTGGTCGGCCATCGTGGCCCGTGCGGGGCAATCCGGGACGACTCGGCAGACGTGCATATCCCGATCGAGAACCCGCTTGCTGGTCCGACGCCAGAGCTGCGAGCCATAGCGCCGCTCACGGGGGAGAGAGATTAGCGAG